TAGATCTGCAAACGATTCCATGCCTGCAAGCTGCATAACATTGCGCAGCGAATTCATGTTAAACAAAAGGGGGTGACTAGCACCCCCAATTTTAATTTCTGTGCTCATGGCACAAATATAATAGTATTAAGCAACTGTGCCAATAGTCAAAGCGCCAGTACCTTGCAATGTGCCGGTGAAAGTTGCTTTGTCGTTATTGGGTGCGCTCAATGACAAGCTGCTAAAAAATGCGGCGCCAGTTAATTTTTGATCGCCTGTGCTGTTTGTGGTCATTACAACAGTTACAGAAGTGCCAGCCAAAAGGTCGGTTAAAATGTCTTTGAATGATTGCCCGCTAGCGCTTACGCTTGCATCTTCTTCAAAGATACCTTCGACGTTCAACGTGTAGCCATACTCGCCAGCGATAAACTCTTTAGCGCCTGCGCTGTCCTTGTTGGTAACGTCGATCATGTCTTTTGAAATGTCGATGCTGTGAGATGTCGCGTTAGCGATTTTAGTCAATGTGCCTGCTACATCTTTATAGATGCTTATCAGGGTGCCGTTTACTGGTCCAGTGATTGCCATGGTTATTTATATATTAAGTTATTTTTCTTTGCTAGGTCGCGTAGTATTTTGTCTACGCCTTTAATAATTCCCTCAGTTACTTTGTTTTTATTTTGGTCTAGGGCTGGGCGCATAAATGGGCGAGGCGCTAGGCTCCCAGTATAGCGTCCGTTAGACTGGATGCGGGGAGCTGTGCCGTACTCCCACATTACACCCAAATAGTGATTATAGTAATTACTATTTAAACCTATTAACACTTTTTCCCTATTTTGTTTGTCTAGTTTTGTAATAAACATAATAGACTCCGCCATATTACCAGTGTCTTTAGGTGCTAAATTCTGGGCTGTGTCAATAATACATTGAGACTCTTTTTTTATAACATCTTGTAACTGTTTGCTTTTAACATCCACGCCAATGGCTTCTAGTGCAGCTATTACTTCTGCAAGCCCATCCATTTTAGTTTCGCGTTTGTTTGCCATTACAGTGTAACTTCGGTTTGTAGTTTCAAATATAGGTTGCGCTGTAAATTTGCTATGTTAACAATGTTATGAGCTATGCCGTCCTCTACTACTCTATGCTTAACGCTGACGCTGGTATTGTACCGAATAGTATAATTTACTATTTGCTTATGCTCTCTGCGGTCGGCGTTTACATTCTCATTACCAGACTGCGCCTCTACGCGCTCAGCCCATGCGGTAGCGTATTCGGTCCAAGTCTGCAACTTCTCCCCAGTGTTCGTGTCTATTGTCTCGGTGTAACTTTGTAGGCTCACCAGTACATCCATTAATCCTGCATTCATTAGATCATGATTTGGATTTTGTACGGGTCCAAAAGGTAATGGAAACCTAAACTCATTTCTGTTTGAATGGTTCCCGTTACAATGGCCTGTCTGTTATCGTAGTATTGAGCCACCAACAAAAGGGCCGCGTGCTTAATAGTTGCAGGAAAAATTGTATCGGGGTCAACCGATGCCGTGCCAACCGGGTTAAACCCTTCTGTAATCTCAACAATATACTTAATTGTGTCGTCAGTTATTGAGCTTGGCGCATCTTCAAAAAAGATATTGCGGCTATAACTGCCCATTGGGTCAGGTGAAACCAACCACGAAGCTGCATCGAATGCAGTAACGGCTTGTGAATCGTTTACATAACTGACAGAAACCACAGATAAACAACGCGTGTTTAAGCGCAGATAATTACCGCTAGGTATGTTTGTACCATTGATGGGGTTTACCATCGCAGGAGAGCCTGTATATGCGTCAAAACCATACTTAGCAGTTCCTTTGCGTATAGAATACCCGAGGTAATTGCTGCAGGCTTCGATTGCCATAGAGATCAGCCCCGAAATATAGGTGTCATCTGATGACGATGTAACACGCAAATGGCTCTTAGCATCCGCTAAACTTAGATAGTCGGTTGCAACATTTGCAAAGGCGGTATAACGGCGGCTGATAAACATTATTCTGCGTCTAGTTCGGTTTCAGGGTTCACTGGCTTTGCCTTCTTTTTAGTTGGCGTCAATACTGCAATCTCTTCAGCAACACCACACTCAATTAAAAGCATGGCTTGCTTAGTTTCAATAATCACTTCATCGCCTACATTGTATGACAAATTAAATTGGCCTGTAGGGTTTGCTGTAAATCTCACTTTCATATTGGCCCAGGGGCAGTGCAGTCAAGACCACCCCTAGCACTCGGAACTTTTACGCCCCCGAGCGGGCAGGATATTAGGCTACGATGTCCTTACAAACTGCGAAGGCAGCAGGCTGCAACAAGTTGCAATCTAAGTAAGCATTCAATACAACGTTAGTCAAGCCAGCAGTTGCGCCGCTATATGGGTCAACTGTCAACTCCATACCACCCCAAGAGGCGATAGCCATTTTAGAGAAATCTCCGAAGATCATTGCAGACAAGGTGCTGCTAGAACCTTTAGACAAGTTGCTAGGAACCAAAGTTGAAGTAGCAACTGGGTAGCCGTTCAAATCCATACCACCTGCAGGCCAGATGAAGTTACCTTCAACACCTGAAGTTTGACGTGGAATAGTCTGCAAAGCAGCTTTTACCTTTGGGTTAGTCAAGTAAGCAACACCGTCACCGTTGGCGTTTTCTACGGCTTTCATCAAGTTAACAACATCGGCCCAAACAGGAGCGATACCGTTAGCGTTTGTAGCGTTAGAAGTTGCACCACCTGCAAAAGTAACGTTTACGTTTGCGTTGGCAATAATACCGGTAGGCTCGTTAGATCCACCGCCCTTAATAGCAGCAGTTTCCAAAGATTGGGCCATTGCATTCAACAACCAGTTACGCACGTAAGCGTCAATAGAGTTGCTAGATTGCAACATCAACTGATTAGATACCTGAATGTAAGCAGCCAAACGCTTAGGGCTGAAAGTGATTTTGCTGAAAGCGGGGCTCTTTTCAGTAGCAGATCCGTTTTCAGTGTTCCAACCTGCAGAAGGTACAGTGCTAGCAGTTGGCATATCCAAGTTACCAACCAATCCGCTCAACTGCTGAACACCCAAACCGCGCAATACAGTCTTAGGCAACAACACGTCGATAATAGAACCTACAGAAGTTTGAACGTTTACACCACCCTCAGAACCGGCAGAACCACCAGTTACAGACATGTCACGTTTGAAAACTTCAGAAGGGATTTTCATAGAGTGAGCGCTAACGCTTACACCGCTACGCTGGTACTCGCTAGAAGCCAAGGCTGAAAATTCACCCTCAACACCTTCACGACGGCCAGAAATAGCCATGTCAATAGCACGCTTAAAGCTGTACTCTTTAGCCATTTCTGACTTTTCTTTTTCTTCTGAACGGCTAGCAGTGTGGCCAGCGGCTTGGGCTGCAAGGTTTTGCAACTTTTCCAAGGTTTCAACCTCAGCTTTAATCGCACCCAAACGGGCTTCGATTTCGCTCAAACGGTTGGTTTCAGTGTCAGCCATAGAACGCGCTTCGCGCTCGATGGTTGTTTGCAAGGTAGACAATTCGCCGAGCAAACGTCCACGCTCTTCTTTTAGGGCTTTGATTTTATTCATGGTTTTAATTTTGTTTTATAAGTTTTCGTATCTAAGCAGCGCCAATTTCAAAACATCGGCAGCCGCTTGGCTTCTTTTGGCTTCTTCAATTTCACGCTCTTGATCACGCAAGGCAACAACGCTGCGAGCGTCGGCTTCGGTGTCAGCGTAAGCGGGATAAGTAACCGGGCTAACGTCGTACAGATCCTCGATCATTGTAATAGTGCGCTTGCCCATGCTTCCGTATTTGGTAGACTCGCTCCACTTTTGCTCCTTAATGGTAAATGCAAAACTGCTCTGCGTAATGTCTCCGCGCATAATAGAACGAACTACTGACATATGCGTAGGGTTCTCGTAGTCTGGGACCCATGTATACTCTAGGTTTCCGTCGGCATTTACAAACACATTACAAGTGCCCGCTTTAGTGCGGCCCAAAATTAACTCGGCCTCATGGTTAAACAAACAGCGAATGTCATACTCCTTGCCGAGTGCGTAGTCAAACGCGCCCGCTTCTATTACCTCTTCAAAATATCCGAGATCCGTAACTGAGTTAATAACGGCAGCAATACCGCCGATTACTTTTGGCATTCCTTCGCCTTCGGCTCTGGCTATAACTGTGCCCGTAAATGTGCGCCTTTCTTGTTTCATTAGATTACTTCGGTGTTGTTAGTTCCCTCGGGGTTATTGTTCTTGTCGGCTGTGCTCATTAGCTGCGCAATTTTGGCATCCATGTAAGCATCTATTTTACTTGACGGCATTAGGTTTGATTCGATTAGGTATTCGTCTCCCCCATCAAATCCGTTTGCATCTTCAAACATCCGGGCCTCGTTTCTAGAGAGCCAACCGCCGCGGATGCCTTTGTTGTAATAATCTGCTCGCTCGTTGGCGGATGCTCTGAGCAGCGAATTAAAGTTAAATTTAAAGTAATAAGTTAGTTTGTCGTTTTCTGTTAACAGCTTTCTAGCCAATTCCTGCTCGATGTTGATGGCATAAGATGCCAAAGTGCGAGCGTAAAAGTCCTGGTATTCCTGCTCAACGCTAGACTTAATGCCATCCTTTGCGCCAATCATAGAAGCGGGCACCCCGAAAATGCGGGCGATTTCTTCTGCAGAAAATTTGCGAGTTTCTAAATACTGCGCCTCCTCAGGTGACAAACTTAGCTTTTCCATTTTAATGCCGTTAGGCAAAACAGTGGAACGACTTGCCCCGTCTATCACGTCGTCTAAAGATTTTTTTAATGGGGTTGCTTGCTCAGGCTTAATCTGCGCATCGCTTGTTAACAAGAATTTCAAAACGCCGTTTTTGTAAACGCCAGCGCTTTGGCTAATTGCTGCTAGATCTATGCCCAAGGTTTCGGCGTGCACCACGATAGGCGACAAACCGACCAGGGGATTATCGCCACACAAGCCTTTAAAGTGCAACATGTCTGAAGCGGGCACCATGCCGGGGATTCCTTTTTGGTTCACCTTGTAGAACAGTTGCCCGTCCTGCATCACTGGCGTAACGTAATCAGGTGCAATCGGGTGCAACTCGATGCCAAGGTAGCGAGCATCCCGGTTAATGAATGCGTAAGCGTTACCCTTTAGCGCCAAGTGACTCACCATGTATTTGGTAAAATCGTATTTGGTTTGATAGGCGTTAGGCTCGTTAACCAATGCAGTGGCGTAGTGAACCACGACCTGCTCGCGGTTAGTGCCGTCGTCTTTGTAGAGCTTTAGAGAAAGCCCCGCAATACCGTCTGCAATAACTCTAACGCACGCGTGCACTGACGCGATAGATAAAGCCGTGCGGTCGTTAACAGCTTGTCCGCTTTTTGTTTGATATCCAAAAACATTTTGTAACGTATTAATAAGCCAATCGGTTGGCTGCGATAGACTAGATCGCTTTTCCTTACGTGGCTGCCAGAATCTTAAATTCATCGGGTGCAAATTACAACTAGGTTAAATTTTATGTGTTAACAAATCTTATTTATTCCGTCCTTGGCTTAGCCATCTAGAAAGTGCTGCACGAAATACATCGTAGTTTTTATAACGCTTCACACCAAACTTGCCAAAATACTTTTCCTCAGTTGCGTTATAGGCATCCTCGTAGGTCCGATATTTCGGGAGGTTGTTGTAATAAACTTGCATGTAGTCGTCTAGAAATTTCATAAGCTAACAAACCAAAAATCTGTATTTTTTTCTTTGGCAGCATCTTGCATGGCCGTGCCTATTGCCATCACTAACGAAACAGGGCCGTCGACTTTATCGCCGCTCTTTGCTTTGTTGATCTTAATGTTTCCCGCTGGGTCCTGCATAAGCAGAATGTTGCCCATCATCCAACGCGTGACCGGGTTGCCTGCGTGGCGTAGCATGTTATCTTTTACAAGCCGCTCCATTTCTTTGGTGGGTGCCGACATACTAACAAAGCCCTGGCCAAAAGGAAACATGGCAAGCCCTTCGTTTTGCAATTCGATTACAAGCTGCGACGCATTGAATCGGTCGAACGCAATGTCCTTAATATCGTAACGCTGCGCCAGTTCAATGATGCGGGCTTTTATAAAAGCGTAATCTGTAACGTTACCCTCGGTTAATTCTATAAAGCCATCGGCTGCCCATTGGCGAATCGATGCCCCGGCTGCGTCCTTGCGTTTGTATGCACTTTCAGCAGGAAGCCAATACCAGGTTCTCACTGCGTTTAGGCTTGGGAAGAAAAGCGAGAAAGCGCAAAAGTCGCCAGTGCTTGCTAAGTCTAAACCGCCGTAGCAAAGCTCGCCCTCTAGATCGTCGTCGCCGTCGCATAGTTTCCACAGGCTGTCACTAATCCATGTCTGTGCCGTGTCGGTCCAAACGTTTAATAACTTGGTTTTAAACTCAACCTCTTTATGCACAAACTCTTTGGCTTCTGTTAGGGCTTGCTCTAATTGGCGAGGGTAAACTGAAATCCCCCAGTTAGGATTTGCTTTCGCCCATACTGCAGGGTCGGTCCAGTCGTCGCCTTCGTCTAGTGTATAGATCACAGAAAAAAGCGCGTCGTCTTTAATTGCCCCGCTTAAAACATTGGCACAATACTGCCGATGCTTGTAGCATGGCGCCTCTCGGTTAAAGCCTGCTGTGGTAATTGTAAACAGAAGCGGCTGCCTGCGTGCGCCCATCGAGTTGCGGATAACGTTATAAAGTTCGTCGTTAGGGTGCGCGTGGTATTCGTCAATGCAGCAAAAGTGTGCGTTAAGTCCGTCCTGCTTGCCCGGGTTCCATTCCAAAGGTTTGTAAATGCTTTGCCCATACAGGATGCGGCGGTTATTAACAGAGTTGTTAACAGTCAGTGCTTCATTTAGCCAGGGCAGATTTTGACAAACCCTTACAGATTCACCGAACACCATCATAGCCTGATCTAACTTTGTGGCTGCGCTGTAGACCTGAGCCGCTGGCTCGTCATCGGCAATAAGACCGTAAAGCATAACGGCGCTGCTGAATGTAGACTTTCCGTTTTTGCGCGGGACTTCAATATAGGCCCGGGTGAAACGACGGCTGCCATCCGCATTGAGAAACCCAAACAGATTCCAAACAATAAACGCCTGCCACCCTTCTAGCATAAAAGGTTTGCCAGCGTAATCGCCCGTCGTGTGTTCTAGGTTTTGTATAAACTCAACGGCGTGCTGTGCTAAATCTTCGTTAAATGCCCAGTGCCCTCGGTCGTTCTCATACCTAGCCACAGCGTTGCGCACGTGCTCGCAAGCAACAATGCGCCCGCTACCTATTCCGTCGATATAGTCGGCGACTATTTGCACTGTTGAAAATAGGCCAACGCCTCAAAAGCTAGTTTTTCGTTTCGGTAGTAGAAAGCATCGCCCGGCTTTCCAAACTTGTCGCAAACGCTTCCGTTTAGGTAGACGGCAAATTGTTGATCGCTTTTGCGCACTTGGTAAATAACAGGCTCAACGATTTTAACGCTAGCCGTTTCAAAGGCTTTTGTGTTTACGGCCTTTGTAATTGTCTTTTTAGTTGTCATGCTGTTTTAGGTTTTTTAAGTAGTTCTAATTTACTGACTGGCTTAGATGGTAAATTGATTTTACCCCGTGCGCTTGCAGTGATTCCAAGCATTTGCCCAATGCGCAGCGCCTCACTATGCGCTGACATTGCAGCTTTAAAACTTGGATTTATTATTTTTTCGCCGTAGCGGTTTGTAATTACTGGGCCGTCTTTAGCGACTTCTTTATAAAGGTCCATATACAAACCCATATTTTGACAATAGGCGGCCACGGCCTCCTTATCTACTTTGCCAAAACACTGCATTCGCATAAGTTCAGGGGCTACCTTAAGCCAGATTTTTAAAGCCTCACCAGTAAAATACAAAGGCGCGTCTAAATCCTCTTCTGGTTCGGTTGTTGGTTCGTTTAAAAGGCGCGATTTTTCCAGCGTGCCCTTAGCTATTTTTAAAGCGGTGGGAATTTTCGGTCTTGCCATTGTTCAAAATTATATATTTATTTTTGTTTTATAACGCATTAAGCAAAGAATACGACATCCGCTGTTTGTTTAACCACGAGGCCGAGCTTATTTTAGGCCGCACAAAGGCAAGCACTTGCAATGTGTTTGTGAACGCCGACGGTAATTTAGA